TCAGTTCAAAATTTGATAACAGATTACTATATTTAGTTGCTCTACCTTTTAAGAAAACCTCCGACTGATCAGAGCCACGTTCGGCATATCGTTCCTTAAGCATAGTATCAGGAACCTTTAGATATACAACTTGCAAGTCTCTGTTGGGCAGAGCCATGCAGAACTCCAAAAAGGATTGATTGAAGATTCTATCGCCTTCGAACAGGACATTGGACTTAGTACCAGCTACAAACTCTTGCGCTGCTGGTTGGACTGCCATTGATAAGCGATCAGTTCCAGCAAAGGTTTCTCCGTCCTCGTACTTACCTAAGACATAAGTATCGATCTCTTCGCAATACATAGCATTGAGTAGTTTCTTAGGCTCGCACTTATTCCAATCGTAGTTATCGATAAACTTACGGAAAAGAGTAGTTTTACCAGTTCCTGGTTGACCACCAACAGCAATAATCTTTTTCATCCAAACATCTCCAATCCAATATGTTGAGGCTCTTCATCATCAAAGAACCAGTCTAAGTTTTCTATTCTACCTGATCTAATAAAGTTAGGATACTTTTCTTTATTGATTCCTCGTTTATGGTCTAAGCGAAGGTCAATAGTTTCGTTTCTAGCTTGCCATAGAACATCCCAATCGATACCGTACCAACCATCTTTCTCGCATTGCATAACTTCTTCAGCTTGACGATCAAGATAGTAACCAAGATAACGACCATGCTTTTCTCTAAAGATCTTCTTGAAAGAACACAGGCAGGTTTCCATTGTAAAGAAGTCAACTTGATTCTTTAACTCAGGGAATCTTCTGATGGTTTCTTCTAAGATTTCTCTGGCTTGACTTTCAAGAGATACATAAGCTGCTCTGTCCAGTTTCTGATCGTACTTGTCATCTTCGCCGAGGGCAAGATGCAACCCATTACGGTGAGAGCGAGACCCATCATAATCGTCAAGCATGAGACTAGTAGGGCTAATCCGAACATCAGCGGTATGCTTAAGATGCTGAAGATAAAACCAAGTAGAATAACGACCAAATTTATGCAGCTGTGTCTTAGCACTTTCCCACAAATTATCAAATGACTTTTCCTCGTTGTCTCCATAATGAGCCTCCATAACTTCACGTTGAGATTTGCCACCAATAAACTTCTGATATGAAGCAAACATGGTAGGTAAGTGACCTTTGTTCCACTTTGTATCTGTTTGATATCGCAGTCGCTTGTAATTAGTAGTGTTCCACTGCTGCATACGATCAACTGTTGCCAACTCAAAGTCAGGAAACTCGTTCATCAGAACCCATGCAGTTGGTAAGTGGTATGTATTTCCATAGAGCCAGCAAAGCCAGAGTCGTTGCTCATCGTTGTGCTCGTAGCGTTTGTTGAGATAGTTAGTAGCCCATACAGCTGGATCGCAGTCATCATACTTCAATGACCATGCGTACCAGCGGATGAATGCTTCACGACGATTTTCTTTTAGTCTGTAATCCATAATTATATAAAAGATGCTAAGTCAACTGGCTGTGTTTCTTTATATGACGATGCAAGACTTCCCTTGCGTCCACTGTATAATGCTCGTTGTAAGATTGGATCAGCATCGTTGTAAAGTCCTTCATTGATACTACCAACAACTTTAAACATACTCAAACTACATCCAGACTTTTGTAAACCCCAGAACTTAAACCCAATACTCTCATAAAACACTACAGCATCAGGCTCCGCAGACACTCTAAAGTATACTGATCCACGGGAAACGACATCGTTATAAGAAGCTAAGGTCAATTGCTTTCCTATACCCTTACGTCTATGTTTAGCAAAAGTATGTAGCAGCTGTAGGTTTGCCACACGGGGATTAGTCTTTCCAAGAGTGGTAATTATTGCACCCATCAACTCACCAGTAGAATCAAACGCACCAAGACATTCATCCCATTGATCCTGCATATCTGCTTTGGCTCTGAATGTCTTGGCGAAACCGTCAGCTTTATCATCAGTGATTGCTGCTACGAATTCGTCTCGGGTGCATTTACGCAACAGCAAGGTATTCACGTTGTTTGTTACCACGTTCTTTATCCCACTTTGTCTTTTCCCAACCAACATACTCATTAAGATCCCATACGAATGGAGGGAACTTATAGTTATCTGCAGCAAGGATTTCTTTGACGCTTGGTCCATCGTTCAATGCAGCTTCAATAAACTTCTCGGCAAAACGGAACTGGGCTTCCATCTCGTCACGCTTAGTTGTTGAGCGGAAACAACGGAACTCGATAGTACCAGTATGCTTCATGCAGTATGTATTGATGGCGTATCGGAATGGACGACCCATTGATACACCATCTTTGCCAGCAGCATGCAACTTGATAAAGTGTTCAAAGTCTGTTGCCAGATTGACGATATTGTCACACATATATTCTGGCATTTCTCGTCCGCCGTCATACTTGAGATACATCTTAGCACCCTTGCATGATTTCATTTGAGATGCTTCGTAGAAACCATAGCATGCTTCAATAGTATCTGTTTGATTGGCTTTGATATAAGAGACTAACTTCTTAAGTGTAGCTACATCATCTTTAAGACCAGGAACAAACACATGGAGGTGTCCATGGTTTACACAAGAAGCAGAAGGCTTATTGCCAGCATCAGCAAAGAAGCTATGTATCTCCATGACTCGATCCACTTGTTCTCCCCAAGTATTAGTTGGTTTAGTGTTGATCTCACCACCCATGTATGGATCAGTACCAAGAGGATCACAAGCGATATACTTAAAAGGTTCATGAATGTTTACAATATCTGTTTCAGCGAATTCCCATTTACCAAGATGTTCGGGAACGACTAGTCTACGATCTACATCACCCCATTCAATCTCATAGCCCCATGTGTATTTGTTAGACGGATAATTCATAATCAACCCTTTGTAAGTCTCGTTTATTTGTCTTTACTATTTGCATATCGAATGTAAGACTAGAATCAATAGTCATATAAGTGTTCATGGGAACTTCCATAGTAACACCATCGACTCCTGCTCGTCTTGCAATATTAGTTGTAGAAGTAATTATACATCCATCTAGCATAGAAGTCAAATATAATGGACGCTTACCATTACGATATGTAATTAGTTTTTTATCAGCCCATAACTCACATGCAGCAATAGAAGAATCAGGGAATTCTTCTAATGGTGAAGGTGAGTGTAAAATCAATTCACTATCATTTTTAGTTTCACAAACATATTCAGGAAACAAAGTCTTCCAGTTCTCAGGTAGTTCTTGTGTAACAACACCGTTGTGTACGATAGAACATTCCTCGTTTGCTAGGGGTTGATTATATTCCAGATCGCTAGTGCTGTAACGACAATGACCAATAAGATATAAAGTACCGTCATGATTTACCATTTCCTCCAAAGAATCCAAATGAACAAACTTGTCTGCAGAGACAGGTTCCTTGAACGTCATAATTTTATTATCAAATAATATAGACATTCCTGTAGCATGCATTCCACGAATCTTAGACTCATGGAACACACGTCGTATCATATCAAAGTGATCACTCGTAGGGTTACGGATGATCGCACCAATAATAGAACACATTAAAAGAATCCTTCCAATGAGTTTGATTTTACAGATTCAGGATGATACTTCTCAAGTGTATCACGACCTAGTTTTTGCTCACAGAAGTCATACCATTCTTCGCTGTCCCACATGCTAGGTGAAACACCATTCCATAGTTGACGCCATTCTTTATGTTCTTTATTCAGTCTGCGAGACTCAACAAAGTCAAAGCGACATTCTTCGTACTCTTTAGTTCCCAACTCTAGCATTTTCTCTCTAAAGTAAACAACTAGGGAAATGCGCTCTGAACCTTCTTGGCAAACAATAGGTGTATTACCATGCATAACTTCGTGATTGTTAATCAAAAGCAAGTCACCTGGACGAACGTTTACAGCAATACGATACTCTGGTGCAATAAGATAACCACCAGAGTAGTTACCATCATTGGACAATGTCAGCAAGTTAGACAAACCAGAAGTCAAGTCACCAGCATCGTAATGCGCAGCTGTACGGAAAGTCTTATTGACAGTTACTGTAGTGAATGGAGTTCCAGGAACTAAGAATGCAGGATCAAGTTTCTTTGCAGCTTCCATTTGGTTATTGTATCTCCATGGAAGAAGATCTTTAAAACCCTTGGCAAGATTTTGTAAGAATGGGAATGCCATGGCAAACTTCTCTGGATTCTTTGAAGTATATGCAGTGGCACGACCATAAGGAATACGTGGATAACGATCAAACCATCCAGCAATACCAGAGTTTACAGAGTTAGCGTATGTAGTGGCACAGATTAACTTGTCAGCTACATGAGCAGCACTTGCTTGTTGTTCTTCTTGAGGCAACAGTTTAGTTTTGTTAACCCAGTCTTCAAAGTTAAACTTCTCTTTCTTGACACGTTCAATAGACCAAACGTTGGCACGATTAGAGATTGAATCTTTTTTATTGCCGTACTTCTTACGAATTTCTTCGATTGGATCTTCACCAAAAAGATTCTCAGTAGGCTTCAAGAAGTAGTCT